AATAATACGTAGTTTTTTTGCTGTCACTTTACTTGTCATTTTTTTGCCCCTTCATAGTTTCTAATTTCTCTGGCTAATTTCAATATTGCCTGACTCATATTATAACACGCTTGGTCGTCGTCGTGTGTGTGTCTGTCCTTGTGTTGCAAGAACAATAGACGACGTTCAATTTCTTTCTTTTCTTCTCTAATCTGTTCTAATGTTTTCATTTTACGTTCTCCATTATGTACTTGCTTGGCATCATATCACAATTATAGTTTCTAACGCCATGTGTTTCTATATAAGCGCACTCACCTGCTTGGTTAATGCCTACTATAGGAAGGTCAAGATAACCCGTTAGACTCGAGTATAGAGCGTATATCATAACGCCCGTGATTGCTGTTAAATATAAATATCTCATCTCAATAGACCTCAATCTCATTTTTATAATTCCAAACAATCTCGGAGCCGTCCTCAAACAATGCGTTGTTGTTCGAGTAGTATTCACCGCTCCACACAATAGAACCCTCGACCTCATAATCACGCTCGCGCAAATCATACACATACGCATCAAAGTCATCTCCATAACTGCCCGCGTAATTGTCTACAAAGTTTTTATAAAATTTTTCTGCTGTAGTCATTTTATTTTATCCTCTTAATCAAACGTGAACCACAAAGCCGCTTTCGTCTTTCTTGGCTTTACCTTTTGCATATAGTGCCGTGATGACGTTAACGCCGTCTTTGTGTCGTATGTCGCTGTCATCTCCATCAACAACGGGCAAGCCATTGAATGTTTTTGGGATTCTCTCTTTGTGACTAAATACCACAGCAATGCGTTTTAATGCCTTATTTGCTTTTGCCTTTTCTACATGCTTTTCATAACCTTTGATACCACTATAAGAAAACGTAAGGTCGTAGTTTTCTGGAATGTTTTTGCGGTTCGGTATTTTTGTATAATCATAGAATTGAACACCAGGAAATGCCTCAAAGATGTTAGCGTACTCTTTGCCTTTTCTAATAACGGGTATTTTTTCCCATAGTATGTCACTTGTACCATTTAATCTAATCAATGGCGTGGTGTCGGTCGCTTCCGCTTGTGCTGCTACCATTGAAACAGAATAAACCAAGTCTTTTAAAAAGTTTTCTCTATCATCAAAGAAACGTATGGTTTTATTTATACGCGCTTGCTGCACATTCGACATTGCACCGCGCCCCGCTGTATAAAGACAAGCTTTTTCGCAACCCGCTACCTTTGCCATAGGGCAGACATTACCGCGTCCAGCTTGGTTAGCTGGTGCAAGGTAGAGAATACCAGTGGTGTATCCGTATTTCTCACCTTTGCTTGTTTTGGCATCTTTACCAATAGATAAGATGTTTTTTGGCTTATAACTGTTCATTGTATTTTATCCTATTAAGTTAATTTAATACGTCAATCTCGTTGACTTGGGAAACACTATTACATATAAACAATAGCTTGTGTAAATTATTTTCATTTATTTTTATATCATCAATTTAATCAATAACTTACAGAGCAAATTAATTCTTGACAGACCATAAGGTACTCAAATCAGCGACGGTTTTTACCAGGTAATATATAGGGTCGAAATAACCCTAATGAACTTTTCCAGGAATACCCAGGAATATAACCAATAATGCACCACACTCAACCCACACCTGTCAACTTTCTCAACCGACTATCATAGTAAAGTTACCTTGTCAAGTTTATATTAGTATGCATAAACTGTGCCAAAATAAATTGGCATGAAACTTGCTAGAAGGGGACGGGGGGGCTGTATGGTGTAGCTCTAGCATATAGTACCACCCCAGATACAAAAAAAGGTAAAATTGAAAAGGGGGGAATTTTGCATATCTATCTATAAAAAACTAGCCGAGGTGAATAATACCGTAAGATATTGATATATAAATCTATTTACGTATAATTAAATATTATAAGAAAAGGAAATCTGAATAAGATGCTACCTCTAATAAGGAATTAAATATTACCCCTTGCGCAGATTCTAGGAAATTTACTAAGGTGTTAAACTAAATGTATAAGTAAATCAATACCTTAAAAATTAATGCTTGACAAACTAAATGATATATGATATAATACCACCTTTCTAAGGTATATTACCCAGTTAGGTTTAATTATTAGTAATTAGTTATTCTACTGGGAAACATTACTAAGATACATTATAAGCAATATCCTTTAAGGGGGTAGTATTGTCTGATTACTCGGAACAAAGAAAGAAAGAAGTTAAAGTCCCTAAGAAAAGAGGTAGACCACCTAAAGCATTAGTACAGTCCAAAAAGAAAGGAGCTAGACCTCCCGGTAGACCTCCGGGTGATAAGGCTATAATGGATGAGTACAAGGCTAGGCTTCTAGCGTCTCCCAAGTCTCGTAAGGTTTTAGATACTATACTAGATGCTGCACTAGATGATGAGCATAAACATCAAGCTGCTGCTTGGAAACTTCTAGTAGATAGACTTATGCCACTTTCTTCGTTTGATGCTAGTTCTGGTGGTGGAGATAAGCCTAGCATTAACATTACTATTTCGGGTGTTACTGAAGTAGAGAACGTAATTGATGGAGAAGTTATAGATGGCGACTAGTTTCGGATTAGGTGATGAACCTGTTATTATCGGTGAAGATATATATACCCAAGAGGATGTACAGAAAGCTGTAAGAGGTGCTGGTTATTTAGGTACTCCTTCGTATACACAGGAAGATGTACAAAGGGCTGTAATGGATGCTGGTTATTTAGATGCCCCTCCTGAGTTCTCACAACAAGGTGCTATAGCTCAACTAGAGGCTGACCTAATGAATGATATTATGATTAGAGACCAACTTAGGGAAGAAGAGTTGTTAGGTCAACAGAATCTAAAAACAGTTAATATAGTACCACCAGTAAGTAAAGAAATGAGTAATACTGATAAAGTTTTAAATACTATACTAAAACATGAAGGCGGTTTCCAAATAAGCTCTAAAGATAAAGGAAACTATAATAGTGCAGGAGATTTAGTAGGAACTAATTTTGGTATTTCAGCTCCCGTATATGAAGAGTATACTGGTAAAACTCCTTCGGTTTCAGATATGAAAAATATAACAGAAGATGAAGCTAGAGAAATATATAAAAAATCTTATATAACGCCTGTAACTAAAAACTTAGGTATACCACCAGAGTCTGATGTTTTTGAGCAAGTAGTTGATATGGCAGTTAATCATGGGTATCGCAACACTGTACGAATTATTCAGAGGGCAATAGGTAACATTAAAGATGATGGTAAGGCTGGACCCATTACTAAAAAAGCTATTTTAAAAGCGATAAAAGATAATCCTATTGGTTTTAACAACTCACTAGTAAACTCAAGGTCAAACTTCTACAAACAAATTGTTAATAAAAACCCAAGCCAACAAGAGTTTATAAAGGGTTGGTTAGGTAGGGCATCATCTTTTATTAAATGAGTAACGACCTCAGTATTAAACTACTTCCTTGGCAACAAGAAGTTTGGAATAGTGAAACTAGATTTAAGATAGTAGCTGCTGGTCGACGTACTGGTAAATCCAGACTAGCTGCTTGGTTACTTATCGTAAATGCTCTACAGCTAGAGAAGGGGCATGTTTTCTACGTAGCCCCTACACAAGGTCAAGCAAGAGATATTATGTGGACTACTCTATTAGAGTTAGGTCATCCAGTAATCAAGTCTAGTCATATTAACAACCTCCAGATTACATTAGTTAATGGGGCTACCATTAGCTTGAAGGGTGCAGATAGACCAGAGACTATGCGTGGTGTGTCTCTTAAGTTCTTAGTATTGGATGAATACGCTGATATGAAGCCAGCAGTGTTTGACCAAATCCTTCGTCCTGCCCTAGCTGACCAACAAGGTAGTGCTTTGTTTATCGGAACTCCTATGGGTCGTAACCACTTCTATGAGCTGTACAAACAAGCTGAATTAGGAGATGACCCTACACTAGAGGCTTGGCACTTTACTTCGTATGACAACCCCCTACTAGCAGAAGAAGAGATAGAAGCTGCTAAAAAGACTATGAGTTCTTTTGCGTTTAGGCAAGAGTTCATGGCATCGTTTGAGGCAATGGGTAGTGAAATATTTAAAGAAGATTGGGTTAAGTTTAGTGAAGAAGCTCCAGAAATTGGTGACTATTACATTGCTATTGACTTGGCTGGTTTTGCAGACGTATCTAAAGCTGCTACATCGAAAGCTAAGAAACTTGACCAAACGGCTATTAGCGTTGTTAAAGTAAATGAAGAAGGGTGGTACGTAGAAGATATTATCTACGGCAGGTGGGATATTAAAAAGACAGCAGAGAAGATATTTAGGACTGTACTAAAGTATGAACCTATCTCTGTTGGTATTGAGAAGGGGGCGTTAAAGAACGCTGTACTACCTTATCTTATGGACTTACAAAAGTCTAGGCAGAAGTTCTTTCGTGTAGAAGAACTAACACATGGTAACAAAAGAAAAATAGATAGGGTCATTTGGGGCTTACAAGGTAGGTTTGAAAATGGTGCTATTACTCTCAACACTGGAGATTGGAACTCAGAGTTCCTAGATGAATTATTCCAGTTCCCTAACCCCCTAGTTCACGATGACCTTATCGACTCCCTAGCGTACATAGACCAACTAGCTAAAGTTAGTTACGCGTACGATATAGAGTATGAAGATGACTTTGAATTTATAGACCCAATAGCTGGATATTAATGTATGGATATGGAAAAAGTAATACCTTTAGACCTGCCTGATAGGGATGAACTACCTAACCTAATCCCTTTCGACCCAGAGACTATGAAACCACAAGATATAGGTTTTGGTCAACCATCTACAGAAATAATAATCTCTGAGGATTCTCCAGATGGAAAAGTATGGAATATACCTTCTCTATGGTGGAGCCCTGAAGGAGACCCTACTTATGTTTCTCCAAGGACAGCAGCAAGACTAGCGTATAAGTACGAAAAAGAAAATGAGGTCAAGTTTCCAAGGTTTCCAAAAGGGGCTTATGAAGAGGCTTCGGAAGCAGCTAAAAAAAGCTCCTCTGAAGGAGGGGCAACTAACAGAAAACTAGCCAACTAGGGTAAAGTATGGAAAATGAAGATAATCTATTGAACAACATTAACCTAGAACAGTGGGTTATGGACAAGTGTGAAGGGTGGCGTGACCACTATGACGATAACTATCGTGTATCACATGAAGAGTATTACAGATTATGGCGTGGTATTTGGTCTAAGGAAGATAGCCTAAGACAAACTGAACGCTCTCGTATTATTACACCTGCACTACAGCAAGCAGTAGAATCGTCTGTAGCTGAGGTAGAAGAGGCAACCTTTGGTAGAGGTAGCTGGTTCGATATTAAAGACGATATGCAAGACACTACAGGCTCTCAAGACGTAGAGTTTTTAAAGAATCAACTTTCTGAAGATATGACTTTTGCCAAAGCAAGAACTTGTATTTCAGAATGTCTTCTTAACGCTGCTGTATACGGTACAGGTATTGGTGAAATCTATATAGAAGAAACCAAAGAAAACATACCAGCTATGCAACCTACACCAGATGGTCAAATGCAAGCTGTAGGTGTCATAGAGCGTGATAGGTTCTTAGTTAAGCTACGCCCTATTATGCCTCAGAACTTCCTTATCGACCCGCTAGCTACATCTATCGAAGAAGCTCTAGGTTGTGCAGTAGATATGTACGTACCACTACATCAAGTAGAGATAGATATTGAAAAAGGTGTCTATCGTGACGTAGATGTAGAGACTGTTGCAGCAGATGATGACCTAGAAGCTGACCAAGATATTACAATAAACGTAGATGATAGGGTTCGCCTTACTCGCTACTACGGATTAGTTCCGAAAGCCCTGTTCGATGAGGCAGAAGGTGAAGAACTAGAAGAAGATGAGATTGCTGTAGCGTTAGGTGAAGAACAAGAACAAGAATCTGGCTATATTGAGGCTATGGTAGTAATTGCTAACGGAGATACCCTACTTAAAGTAGTAGCTAACCCGTTTATGATGCAAGATAGACCTATTGTAGCGTTCAAATGGGATGCAGTACCTAGTAAATTCTGGGGTCGTGGTATCTGTGAGAAGGGTTATAACAGTCAAAAAGCCCTAGATACAGAGCTACGTGCGCGTATAGACGCTCTTGCACTTACTGTACACCCTATGATGGCAGTAGATGCTAGTCGTATGCCTAGAGGCTCTCAGTTTGAGATACGCCCGGGTAAAACTTTGCTTACTAACGGTAATCCAGCAGAGATATTACAACCATTTAAGTTTGGTGCTGTAGATAACATTACCTTTACACAAGGCGCACAGCTACAAAACATGGTACAGCAAGCTACAGGTGCAGTAGATACTGTTGGTATGCAGAACGCTATGAATGGTGAAGCAACTGCTGCTGGTATTTCTATGTCGTTAGGTGCGATTATCAAGAGGCATAAGCGTACGTTACTTAACTTCCAAGATAACTTCCTAATTCCCTTCGTTACTAAAGCTGCACATCGCTATATGCAGTTTGACCCACAGCTTTACAAAGCACAAGACCATAAGTTTGTAGCTTCTAGTTCTCTCGGCATCATTGCTCGTGAGTATGAAGTCACACAGCTAGTACAGCTTTTACAAACTATGCCTCCTGAAAGTCCTATGTACAGCTTCCTAGTTCAATCTATTGTTGAGTCTATGAATCTTACTAAACGGGAACAAATCCTTGCAGGTATCGAGCAAGCTAATCAGCCAAACCCACAAGCACAACAAGAAGAGGTTATTCGTAAGCAGTTTGAGCTTGAGATTGCCAAGGCTAACTTGCAACAAATCCAACTACAAAATGCAGAGATACAAAGTCGAGTTCAACAAAACAATGTTGAGACACAGCTACTACCTGTGGCAGAAGAGACTGACCGTATTGAAGCTATTGCTAAGACCCTACCACCTGATGAGTTTGCACAAGCTGTCAAGATGGCAGAGCTTAGCTTAAAACAGCAAGAGTTAAAAGTAAAAGAAGATATTGTAGAAATGCAAATGAGGAGACCTAATGGTAACTAAGCAAGAACTTGATGGGGTGCTGATAGAAATCAACAACATCCTGAAAGCAATAGATAAACGTATTACAGATTTAGAAAAGGCTTATACACCTAAGCCAGCAACAACTAGAAAGACTACAACTAAAAAATAAACATAACCACACATACACCTATTGGGAGAATGTATGACACCAGAAAATGTAAAACATTACGAGAACTACTTTGACTTATTTAACACAGATGGCTGGTCACAGCTTATGGAGCAAGTTCAAGTAGATAAGGATAACTTCCAGATTGAAGCTATTGCAGATGAAAAGACTTTGTATCAAACACAAGGACAACTTTACGTCTTAAATACTTTAATCAACATGGAAGATATGGTCAGGGCAGCGTACGACTCTATTCTAATTAGCGAGAGGGAAGCCGTTAATGGCGAATAGAATCTATGACTTTAAATGCTCAAACGGACATATTACTGAACGCTTTATAGGCTCTGAAACACAGACTATAGAGTGTCCTGAATGTGACCAAGATGCAAAGCGGGTAATTTCTAAATGTTCTTTTGTATTAGATGCTGTATCTGGAGACTATCCTGGAGCAACTATGAAGTGGGCAAGAGAACATTCGAAAGCCGCTAAGAAATAATCTTTTAATTTTCCACAATACTTATTTAAGAGTACGGAGTTTATAATATAATGGCAACAATACTAGATACACCAGAGGAATTTAACGAAGAAAATCTACAAGAAGGCGAAGAGCTTTCTACGTTTGAAGAGCAAGAATCCGTAGAGGACAACCTTGAACAAGAACAAGTAGCAGAAGAACAACCTAAAGAAGAGTATATTCTACCAGATAAATATAAAGATAAGTCTGTAGCAGAAATTGTACAGATGCACCAAGAAGCTGAAAAGCTAGTTGGTAGACAAGGCTCAGAAGTAGGAGAACTTCGTAAGGTTGTAGACGACTTTATTAAAGCAAACCTCGACAACAATACCCACGAAAAACAAGCTGAGGTTGAAGAGATTGATTTCTTTGAAAAACCTAAAGAAGCTATTGCACAATCTATATCATCTAATTCTGATATTCAAGAAATTAAACAGATGAAGATAGACATGGCTCGTAGAGATGCTATGAATAGGTTGGAGCAAGCGCACCCTAACTTTATGGAGACTGCTAAGTCAGAGGGCTTCATAGAATGGGTTAAGGCTTCTAAAGTACGGACAGAACTTTTACAACGAGCTGACAGTAACTTTGATTTTGATGCAGCAGATGAGCTTCTTTCTACTTGGAAAGAACGAACTCAGGCATCTACAAAGGCACAGGAAGTTGTTGAAAAAGATAGAGGACAACAGCGTAAGGCTGCTTCTTCTGGCTCTGCTAAAGGAACTGGAGAAAGTAAATCTAAGAAAATCTATCGGCGGTCTGATATTATTAACTTAATGCAAAACAATCCTGCACGATACTTAGAATTGTCTGATGAATTAACACAGGCATATTCAGAAGGTAGGGTGCGATAATCTTAAATTTTTATATAGGTAAAATATAATGGCACTTGGTACAAATCATGTAACAAACACAACTGGCGCAACTTTCATTCCAGAGTTATGGAGTGACGAGATTGTAGCTGCTTATAAATCTAACTTAGTTCTTGCTAACTTGGTAAATAAAATGCCAATGTCTGGTAAGAAAGGTGATACTTTACATATCCCTAAACCAACTCGTGGTTCTGCTTCTGCTAAAGGTGCAGAGTCTCAAGTAACTTTGATTGCTGCTACAGAATCAGAAGTTCAAGTCAGCGTCGACAAACATTATGAATACTCTCGTTTAATCGAAGATATTACTGATGTTCAAGCTCTAGCTTCTATGCGTAAATTCTATACAGATGACGCTGGTTACGCTTTAGCTAAACAAGTTGATGATGATTTGTTTGCTTTAGGTAAATCACTAGGTAATGGTGATGGTTCTGACTGGACTCATAGCAACAGCTTCTATGTTGATGGTGCTAACGGTATTGCTGCTTATGCAGAAGATACTGTAGCTGCTACTGATATTTTCACAGATTTAGCTTTCCGTGAACTTATCAAGCAACTAGATGATAACGATACTCCAATGGAAAATCGCTTTATTGTTATTCCTCCTTCAGTTCGTCAAACTATTATGGGTATCGACCGTTACAACTCTAGCGACTTCGTAGATGGTCGTGGTGTTATGAATGGTCAAATCGGTACTTTGTACGGTATTGATGTTTACGTTAGTTCTAACTGTCCTGTAATTGAAACTGCTGCTAACAACACAGCTTCAGCTATAGATACTAAAGCTGCTATCATTGGTCATAAAGATGCAATGGTACTTGCAGAGCAAATGGGCGTACGTTCACAAACTCAATACAAGCAAGAGTACTTAAGTAACTTGTTTACTTCTGACACTCTTTATGGTACAGAGGTTTTACGACCTGAGTCTGCACTTGTTGTAGCTGTTCCAGCTTAGTAAGTTCTAACGGTATGGGGGGCTTAATTGCCCCCTGTATTTATTCTTTTTAATCTACACACAAATACAGAATATTTAGGAGACTTGCTTTGAGTATATACAGAGGTTCAGGTGGTTCAGGAGATGCTACTTCTGATGCTACCATAAATGAAGTAACAGAGTTAGTACAAGATGCTAATGAGTATAAAAATGAAGCAGCTGCTTCTGCATCTAACGCTGCAACAAGTGCTAGTAATGCTGCTACTTCTGAATCTAATGCTAGTACCTCAGAAACCAATGCAAGCTCTAGCGAAACAAATGCTGCCACCAGCGAAGCTAATGCAGCAACTTCAGAAACTAATGCAGCTACGTCTGCTACCAGTGCTTCTACTTCAGCGTCTAATGCGTCAACTTCTGCATCGGCAGCACAGACTGCACAGACAGCAGCAGAAACAGCACAAGCTAGTGCAGAGACAGCAGAGACTAATGCTAGTGCATCTGCCACATCAGCAAGCAATTCAGCAAGTACAGCAACTACACAAGCTGGTATAGCTACTACTAAAGCTAGTGAAGCATCTACCTCAGCAACTAATGCAGCAACTAGTGAAACCAATGCAGCGAATAGCGCAACAAGCGCAGCAACTTCTGCTACAAATGCAGCTAATAGTGCATCAACTGCATCAACAGCAGCAAGCAATGCTTCTACTTCAGAGTCCAATGCTAGTACAAGTGAAACAAATGCAGCAGCCTCAGCAACGTCTGCAAGCTCCTCTGCCAGCTCCGCATCATCTAGTGCTACTAGTGCAGCAGGTAGTGCAACAACTGCCACTACAAAGGCTTCTGAGGCGGCTACAAGCGCATCTAATGCCAGCACATCAGAAACTAATGCTGCAAACTCTGCAAGCGCAGCTAGTACATCTGCTACTAATGCTAGTACATCAGAGAGTAACGCAGCTACATCAGCTACAAATGCAGCTTCTTCTGCTAGTGCAGCATCGGATAGTGCTACAGAAGCCTCCACATATGTTGCAGACCAAACAGGCAACGCAGGTAAGTTTTTACAAACAAACGGTAGTGTTGTTTCATGGCAACCTGCTGTAGAGAAAACATCTTCAACAGGCTCTGCGGTAATTCCATCAGGCACGGAAGCACAACGCGATGGTTCACCAGTTAATGGTTACTTTCGTTACAATTCAGACGCTGGTCAGTTTGAAGGCTATGCTGCTGGTGCTTGGGGCGAGATAGGCGGTGGCGGTGGTGGTGCTACAGGCGGCGGTGGCGACCAAATATTTGTTGAGAACTCACAGACAGTGACAACAGACTATACAATCCCATCAGGTAAAAGTGCGTCAAGTGCGGGACCTATTACAATAAATACAGGTGTTACAGTGACTATTTCTTCAGGTAGTGTGTGGGTGGTGTTATGAGTCAATTAAACGTAGACAGCATTAAAGACAGAACAGGTACTGACCAACCAGACATTGTAGGCGTTGCTAAAGCGTTTGTTAATTTTGATGGAACAGGCACTGTAACCATTCGCAATGGGTTTAATGTAAGCAGTATTACTGATAATGGCACAGCTAATTACACTGTTAATTTTACTAATGCTATGGTAGACGATAATTACACTGCTACATACGGAGCTAAGTATGCTACAACCACTATTGCTGGGTTGGTTTGCGAGACGACGGGTACGACAAGGGCTACGACTAGTTTAGGTATTCGAACTTCTAATTCCTCAAGTGCCGCAGCCGTAGATTTACCAGCAGTACAGGTAGCCATATTCCGCTAATCTCTAAACAAACTAAAGGAACAACAATGGACAAAAGAATTATTTACACAAACGACGAAGGTGGCGTAAGCGTTGTAGTGCCATCACCAGAATGGGCAGGTACTATGGAAGAGCTACGCGACAAAGTAGTGCCAGAAGCTAACAAGGCATCTGCTGAGATTGTTGATGTCAGCGAAGTACCTTCAGACCGTACATTCCGCAACGCATGGGTTCAGGAGTAATTGATATGATTAAAGTAGACGTAAACAAAGCCAAAGACATTACACACGAGAAACGTCGTTCTAAACGCTCTGAAGAGTTCGCGCCATTAGATGTGCAGGCAACTATCCCAGCCAAAGCAGTAGAAGCTGAAGCAGCTCGTCAAGCTATTCGTGACAAGTATGACGCTATGCAAGCTGAGATTGATGGTGCAACATCTGCTGACAAGCTGAAAGAAGTGATTGAACGCGAGGCATTGTAATGGCTGGCTCTTTAAAGTTTGACACTTGGTTGAACGATGACAGCACAGAGAATTATAAGTGTCGTGCTTGGGTGAATTTCAACGGCACAGGTACAGTGGCTATTCGTGCGTCTGGTAATGTAAGTAGTATTACAGATAATAGTACTGGTGATTACACAGTGAACTTTACTAATGCTTTAGAGGATGCTAATTATACATGTGTGGAATCATGTGGCAGTACAGGCTTGAGTAGATTTGGCTCGCCAGAGGCTTTTACAACAGTATCAGTGGATGTCAAATGCCAGAGTTCGGTATCCGTTTATGACCCAGAATTTATGTGTGTAACAATATTCCGCTAAGCCCTAAAGGAGTTAATTAAATGTCACAATTAAACATAAGCACCTTAGCCAACTTAGCAGGCAGTGAGTCTACGCCGATAGCTGACGTAGTAAATGGCAGTGCAAGAGCATGGGTGAACTTCAATGGAACAGGCACTGTAGCAATACGGGCTAGTTATAATGTAAGCTCTATCACTGATATTGGTACAGGTAATTATGCTATTAATTTTGCTACAGATATGGCAGATATTAATTACTGCCCGACCTCTGGCACTATAGACCCTGCTTTTAGTTCAAACTCTTTAACTGGTTATATTGAAAATACCAGCGTTAGCTCAGCAAGGTTTACAGCGAAAGCCTCCAATGGGGGTAGCTATGACATGTCAGCTTACTATGTCTCATTTCACGGGAATATTTAATTATGCCATTAATAATTGATACATTTTTGTAACCATACACCGCTAGGCTTTAAAGGAGCTAATTAACAATGGATTTCCAAGATTTATTTAATGCAACATTCGCTCTTATATCTATATTTGTTGGCTGGTATCTAAGAGCAGTATGGGATGCTATTAGCAGATTACGTTTAGACATTCAGCAGATAGAGAGAAATATCCCTAACGTGTATCTTAGACGTGATGATTTTCAAATAGCTCTATCTGACATTAAAGACACTCTTAACCGAATAGAAGATAAACTAGACAGTAAGGCAGACAAATGATACAGCTAATAACTCTTGTTGGTGAGTTAGCCACTACATGGATGCAAGGCAAAGCAGAAGAAGCTAAGGTCAAGCAGGAAGTAAAGATTAAAGCTATGCAGTCCGAAGAGAACTGGGAAAAAATGATGGCTGAAGGTAGTAAGACATCTTGGAAAGATGAATGGTTCGTTATTGTGCTTTCTATCCCTATGATTGGTGCGTTCATCCCTAGCTTAGTACCCTACATTCAAGAGGGTTTCGCAGTTTTAAACTCAATGCCAGAATACTACAAAGGTTTTCTAGCAGCAGCTATAGCAGCTTCCTTTGGAATCAAGGGTTTAGCTAACTGGAAAAAATAAAGTTAAATAAAGACTTGACAAATCATTCAAAATATGATACAATAAATAAAAATTTATTTTAGGAAGTAAATAATAACTATGACTTATTTAGAAACAGTAAATAAAATCCTAAAGAGATTAAGAGAGAGGACAGTTACGTCTGTAGAAGAAACAGCTTACTCTGCTCTTATCGGTATATTCGTTAATGACGCTAAACAAGTTGTGGAGGAAGCATGGAAATGGTCTGCTTTACGTACTACACTAACGGCAACTACTACGTCTGGTATTTTTAGTTATGAGTTAAATGGTACTCAGAATAACTTTGACATCCTAGATGTAGTTAATGATACTGATGATTTCTTTCTTCAGTATAAAGATGCTCATAGCTTTAATGGTTTATTCTTAAACTCTGAGCCAGCTACAGGCTCTCCTTACTACTACAGCTTCAATGGTATTAGTTCTGATGGAGATACTCAAGTAGACTTATACCCTATACCTGATGATACTTATACGTTACGTTTTAATATGGTACAACGTCAACCTGATTTAGAGGCAGAGGCAGATACTATTCAAGTTCCAGCTAAACCTGTAGAGTTATTAGCTTATGCTATGGCTATTGAAGAACGTGGTGAAGATGGTGGTGTTAATCCTGTTACTGCTTACGCTATAGCAGAACGTGCCTTATCAGATGCTATTACATTAGATTGCGGTAAGCACCCTGAAGAAATTATCTGGGTGGCACGCTAATGCGGGCTAAGAGTATACTAACAGAAAACTTAACTACTGCTGCTCTTACTGATAGTACAGCGTTATTGTATACTGTACCACCTAATACTAAAGCTAAGTGGGTATTAGCATTTATATCTAATGGTTCTGGTTCTACTATCTCTAACGTACATTTAGAAATATCTAACGGTGTAGATATAGTTGTACTAGGTTCTAAGTCTCTAGGTTCTGGAGATTTTATACAGCTTAAACAAGATGGTGGCTATGTAATGTTAGAAGCTGGTTATGAGATAAGAGGCAATGCTGGTTCTACTGGTGTTAGTTGTATTTTAACTGTGGAAGAAACTTCTAGTACGGTGACTTATAATGGCTAAACCTTTACAAGCTGCATCAATCGTAGCCCCCGGTTTTTTTGGTCTTAATACTCAAGAGGCTGGTGTAACACTAGAAGCTGGCTTTGCCTTACAAGCTGACAACTGTGTAATAGATAAGTATGGTCGGTTAGGTAGTCGTAAAGGTTGGGCGTACCGTACAACTCAATTGGGCGGTGTTGATAATGCTAACGATGGTGTTAATTTATTAGGCACTCACATCTCTTTAGATTTATCTGGTGTTAAAAGAAACTTGTCTTGGAACGCCACTACATTTTATAAAGGTTATAGCAATTTAACAGCTATTACTCCTAGTACAACAGATACTATCTCTGCTGGTAACTGGACTGCTGCCAGCCTTAATGACAGAACTTACTTCTTTCAACGAGGTTACAAGCCTTTAGTATATACAAACGAGACTACTACAGATGAGTTTAAGTCTATAGACACTTTTACTGGGTATGATGGTACACCACCACAGGCTAACATAGTTATGTCTGCATACGGGCGTTTATGGGCTGCTGATACTAACTCTAATAAAACAGTAGTTTACTTTTCTGACCTGTTAGATGGTACTAAATGGGGTTCAGGTAGTGCTGGTCAACTAAACATAGCTGGTACGTTTGCTAAGAACAGTGATGTTATTACTGGGTTAGGCGCACATAACGGTTTCTTAGTAGTATTCTGTAAGAACTCTATCATGTTGTTTCAAGATAGAGATAGTTTTGAGGCGAGCTTCGATGTTACTACACTCTCTCTAGTAGAGACTATTGAAGGTATTGGTTGCATATCTCACAACACTATACAGAATGTTGGCGATGATATTATGTTCTTATCATCTACAGGTGTTAGGTCTTTAGGTAGAACTATACAAGAGAAGTCACAACCATTAAGAGATTTATCTAAAAACGTACGTGATGATTTGATTACGTTTGTAGAGAATGAAGGTACAGACACAAACATTAAAGCTGTGTACTGTCCTAACTTTGCTTTCTATTTACTTTACTTTCCTAGTGCTAGTGTTGCTTACGCTTTTGATACCAGAAGTCCTTTACAAGATGGCTCTCTTAGAATTACTAAGTGGATAGAAATAACTCATACTAACTTTGTTTATGATTCTGATGAACGCAAGTTACTATTCTGCCAAGCTAATGGTTTAGCTGAATACTTTGGTTCTCAGGATAATGGTAGTGCATTTAACTTTAAGTATTACACTAACTACTTTGACTTAGGTAATAGTAATATAGCTAAGATAGCTAAAAGGTTGTGTGTAACATTGATTGCACCAGATAACCAAACATTCGTAACTAAACTAGGCTTTGACTACTCTACTAAATACTTTAGCTACCCTTACGTTATTGAAGGAGAGGGTACACCCTACTACTTTGGTGAGGATGAATATACAGTAGCGGAGTACACTGGGGGTATTAGTATTAGAACTATAAGTAACCCTGTTGGCGGTAGTGGTACAGTTATTCAAGGTGGTTTTGAAGCAGAGATAAATGGTGCGCCACTCAGTATTCAAAGACTTGATGTATTTATTAAATCTGGAAGAACACAATAAAGGTATTATAAGATATGAGTAATTATGTAAAAGCCACAGACTTTGCTTCTAAGGATGCCTTATTGACTGGCGACCCTTTAAAGATTGTAAGTGGTACAGAAATCAATGATGAGTATAACGCTATTCAAACTGCTGTTAATAGTAAAGCAGATATAAATAGCCCTACTTTAACTGGAGTACCTTCTGCTCCCAATGCTGGTGCAGGCACTAACACAACACAAATAGCTACTACTAATTTTGTGACTACTGCATTAAACAACTATTCTGCTGTAGTAGATGCTGCAATACTAGCAGCTAAACTAGCACTATATCCAGTAGGTTCTATCTATACTAACGCTACTAACTCAACTAATCCAGCTACCTTATTAGGTTTTGGGACATGGACAGCATTTGGTGCAGGTAGAGTCCCTGTAGGCTTTGATGCTGGTAATACGTTATTTGATGCTGCTGAGGAGACTGGTGGTAGTGCTGATGCTGTTGTTGTTAGCCACACCCACACAGCTACAGTAACAGACCCCGGACACAGTCATAAACAAACTAATGATAATCTGACTGGTGTTGATAATGATTATTATGGCGCTGGTGCTAGGTATGTTGCAAATGGTCAGAACACCTCAACAGAGACAACAGGCATTACTGTAGCCAATAGCACAGAGGGCGTTAGTGGTACAGACCAAAACTACCAACCTTACATTACAGTGTATATGTGGAAGCGCACAGCCTAATATGAAAATTACACATTTCCCTAATCAAGAAGTAGACGTAGTTTGGCACAGAGTAAAAGAATACTTTGAAGGTTGTGCCGAATATACTTACGGTAGGTTTACAGCTAATGATATTCGTAACGCTGTAAAGAAAAACCCTAACCAACAATTATGGATAGCTCACGAAGAAGATAAGATATTTGGTTTTGTTATTACAGAGCCTATGGAGTACCCACAGTTAAAGTCTCTTATTATGCACTTTACTGGTGGTACAGAATTAGAATTGTGGAAGGAAGATATGTTAAAGACTATACAAGGTTTTGCTTATTCAACTGGTTGTGACATTATTGAGTCGTTAGGACGTAATGGTTGGAGTAAAGTATTTAAAGATGATGGGTTTAAGTCCCGTTTTACATTTTATGAATTACCAGTACAGGAGATAGTATAATGGGTGGTGGTGGAAAAGGTGGTGGTGATAAACCAGAGATTGACCCTAGAGCAGCTCGGATGGCTCAGGATGCTGTATTTAAACCTTATACTTTAACGACTGGTGTAGGTAGTACAGAATACGATAAAAAAAATAATGCTTGGTCTACTACCTTAGACCCAACACTACAAGGGATTCAACAAGCAGGTTATGGTGGTGTGTCAGGACTTATGTCTCAAATTCCTGAAGCCTATGGAAGAGAGGCTGCACAGTTTTCATTTGATACAGATTTAGCAGGTCGTACCTCTGATATATTCAGAGAGCAGTCTGCATTACTAGAACCATCTTTTGCACAACAAAGACAACAACTACAATCAGACTTATTTGGTAGTGGTCGTATGGGGCTTATGCTTGCAGGAGAGTCTGCTGGAGCAGGTGCAGGTGGTATGGTAAACCCTGACGCATATGGTCTTGGTAGAGCACAATCTCAGACGTTAGCTAACCTAGCTGCCCAGTCAAGACAACAAGCACTTGGTGAACAGCAACAAGCGTATGGTATTGAGTCTGGTATCTTTGGCACTAATGAAGCAATGCAACAACAACGCGCTCAAAACCTACTCCTTGGCTCTACTGGTATGCTTGGGTTTGGTGAAGCTATTACTGCAAGAGAAGCAGAGCTTATGAAACTCGGTCTTACTGCTGAACAAGCAAGGGGTGCTGCATCTGCTCAAGGGGCTAGTGCATTTGCTCAAGGACAACAGGCTGCTGCTGCAATAGCACAAGCAACTCCTGAAGAGCCAGACTTACTAGGTCAAGTGTTAGAAGGTGCTGTAAGGGTGGGGGCTGCATACGCTACAGGTGGTATGTCTGAAGCTGCTCTAGCAGGTACTTCTGCCCTTTCTAGTGGTGGTGGTGGGTTTAACCCTGTTGGTGCATTTATGGGTACTGAGTATGGCACTAACTTTGGCAGTGAGCAATCACGTATGCTTGCAGCACAAGACTTCTAGTAAAAAGACATAACTAATAGTTTAAACAAATAAACACACATACATAGGGTATTATAAAATGGCTGGACTATTTGATTTTAAATCAGCAGAAGATATACTAAAGGAGAGGCAGGATGCAACTCGTAAAAATGTTATGGAAGCCTTTAACCAACCGGGGCAATATAAGGTTAGGGGAGAGCGTGCAGCAAATGCCGTAGGTAAGGCTTTAGGCTTACTTGGTGGTAAGTTATTTGCAGATAGTCCAGAAGAACAAGTGGCTGGACAAATGCAAAGAGCTAATCAACTTGCACAATCTTTAAAGCCTGTAGAGGGAGAGTCACAATCCCAGTTCTATAATAGAATAGCAGTAAGTTTTAATGATAATGGCTACTCTCAAAACGCTTTAAGGGCTCTGTCACTAGCTAAACAGGCAGAGGAGGCTGAGGCTAAAGAAGCTCAGAGACTGAAGGAGCGAGGTGAGTTGTCCGCTTTCCAAAAAGCACAGATTGATAACCAAGAAGCTAGGATTAAACTGGCACGGGACGAATTGAACCTTTTTAATCCCGGAGGAGGAGCAACCCCACCATCAGCAAATAACTCATATAAACCCGGAGACGTAATTACAAATGCTGAAGGTAAACAAGTCGTGGTACAACCAAATGGAAGTCTTCTTCCTTTAGCGGTGTCTAGTGCTCAGGAAGAAGTAGCAGGGCAAGGGTATACTCACGAACCTAGTCAGTTTGATAAAACCCTAGATTTTCTTTATAGTCCTTTTAAAGGTTTGGGAGAGGCTATGGATAGTCGGGAAAGGGTTGGTCAAGTACAAATGGTTTCAAGGGCTTTAGAAAAGAAGAGTTATAGAGATAGAGATATAGATGCTATGAGAGATTTAGTCAAACTTCCACAAGAAGAAAGTGGGCTAACAAAAGCAGAGTATAATAAAGCTACAGTGTTAGTAACAGCTAACCCAGAATAAGAAGGGTATTAAATGGTATATTCTTATACACAAGAAGAAATTGATGCAGCATTTGGTAATATAAGTACACCTACAGAAACACCCCAAGATGGTACATTTAGTTATACTCAAGAAGAGTTTGACCAAGCCTTTAGTCCTTCTGGGGGAGACATAGCAACAGGACTTCTTGCTGAATTAGGTGTAGCTACTGGTGGACAGATGGGGGCAATCGCAGCGGGGGCAGCTATAGGTGGACCTGTAGGTGCGGGTGTAGCTATTGCAGGTACTTTTGGGGCTGGGTTTCTAGGTAGTTTGGTTGCTCAAGAGATAGAGG